TTGTAAGATAAATCAAAGTTAGCTACAACATCTTTTGCCATATATCCATTCTTCCCCCTGTAGTAATCAGGAACATCAGGGTTGTCTATGTTATTGTTTTCTATTCTTCTACAAAGACAAGCACCCCCACAAGAGCAGTTGCGTGTGTAGTCGTAATAGTATTTGCTGTGTTCTGTCATAATTCTTCGTTCAAGTATTTGTCAATCAATTCTTTACATTGCTCGAAACCTTTTGCACAAGTTGCGTAATACCCCCTGTCCGAAGCTTTTGATATAAACTGCTTTTGCTCTGCAGTTGGATAACACTTCTTGTCGCGTTTTAATTCTATAAACAATCCACAGTAACGCCCTTTCGGCTCGAATATAAGCAAGTCGCTTACCCCCTTTAAATATCCTGTTCGCTTTGCTTTTAGCCTTTGTGAGTAGTGTCTTTGAAACTGACCACCCATAGTTGCAGTAAACAAAACATTTGGATATTGTAGCTTTAAGTAATCTACTATACTTATCTGTATATTCTCCTCGCTTGGTCTTACCTTTATATCTTTTGCTTTCAAGATTTCTTATTCTTTCTGCGTAGTTTACAGAGTCAGACCTCAACCCCTCTACCTGAAGTTGTAGGTCTTCAATCTCTCTGTTCATACATCTGTGCTGAAATATAAGATATAAAGTAATAAGTGTCAAGAAAATTAAAAGGATAGTTTCCATTAGTGATAAGATTCTATCATATCCTTACCTATAAGACAGTCGCATCCATTGCAATACCCATAGTCCTCCCCCATATCGTTAGAGCCATAAACCTCGTCTAAACAATACTCACAGCTACCTATCACTCTTAAATCACCAATATCTTCTTCCTTTTCTTTTTTTTTATTGGTGCTGAAGGATGAGTTCCACATATCTAATTCATCAACCTCATCATACCAATAGCTTGGCTCATAATCAAAGTCATAGTCCCAACTATATGGATTTTTCTTTTTACGCTTCTTGAAAGATATTTCCTTTCTCTTTGGCTTGTGATGATACAGGTTGCAACCTAGAACATCAATAAGGTTTGATATAAGGTCAAAGCAGTTGATAGCATCTGCAATATCAACAACCTCTTTGTCGCTGTGTGGTGCATAGTAGCCGCTAGACATATTAGCAACACATACCTCTAGTCCATTGAGTTTTAGTTGATACACATCTGTCAATGCACCTGATGTTTCTTTGTAGCTGTGATTGTTAAGTGTCTGTGATATAGCAAGGGAAAAGTCCTCGCTGAATAACTCAACACCATATATGTCCCTGATAAAGTCGTGACTACCTCTACGGTCTGATTGAAAGCAGTAGCCAACATCTTTGAAGAAAGACATATCTGCAGCAGAGCTACCAACACAACCAATCTCCTCGCTGTGAAAGAAGGCACACTTGAGTATGTCTTTGTCACGAAGCATTTGTAATCCAATCCAAACACCAACCTTGTCGTCACCACCAATACCCACCTGCTGCTCTACATCATTACTGAAAGCAAACAATACATCATCTCTACGGTAAACACCGAAGTCCTCATAGATATCGTGAACTGTGTCTGTGTGTGCAACAACGCAAGGATAGTAGTCTGCCTGTCCTTTGGTTACATATACATTTCTGTTTTTTACTTTTACCTTTGCATCAGGAACATAGTCTGCAATAAACTGCTTGATGTAAGCAATCATATTGTCTTCTTTGCCTGATGAGGTTTGAATTGAAAGTGTGTCTGCAAGAGTATTGATATAAGTTTTCTCTTGCCATAATGGTTTGTTTGTCATATAATATTGTTTTGGGGTTAATAATGATACAAAGATACGAAATAATTTCGTAACTACCAAACTTTTTTAAATAAAAGTTAAAATAATTTTGCTTGTTGGTATTGTCTTTGCAAGGTGTATTTAGCGTATCTACAAGGCTCACCAAATCTATTTAGACTTTTTTCTGTGTCAGACTTGATGATATATCCTTCATCTCTTAAGTTAAATATGATTGCACTCAATCTCATTATAGCGTAATCTCTGAAGGCATCTAATGGTGTTATAGTTCCATAATGCTCTAGGTGTCTTAATACTTTATCTCTTTGTGTCATCTATTCTCTTTGCTTTAGTTATCGTAGCATCGATTAGCTTTTGATTTGTTTGATGCTTTTGATAATCGGTTACTAACTTTTGTTGTCTTTGCAGTTGTGATTTTGCTTTATGCTCCTTCAGCCAAATATTCCAATTACGAACATTTACAAAACCACCGTGTTCTGAATTTCTAATACCTTGCTCAAAGGCAAAGGCAACCTCATCCATATCCATTGAGCCATAATATCTAGACAAATCATCTACGAGAAACTTTGCCATCATTACTACCTGCTGTGTGTCAGGTCTTTGTCCTAACATCATATAGCATTTTGTCAACAAATCTACACAATCAACATTCAACTGCTCAAGGTTATTACTAAACCTATACCATATCTGTTTGCTCTTATCCATTGTTTATCATCTGCCTTGCCTCCTGCCAAGTATCAAGAGATTGTTCTACTTTACTTTTAGTTTGCTCTGTTGTCGAGTTCTTCTCCCAAGTTCTAACAGCAGCCTTCCAATCTTTCATAGGGTTTTTGCCAACCTTCCAACCATTAGAAGAATAGTAGTCATAGAACCTTGCAGCATCTACAATTTTAAAAGATTTTCTTTCTTGTATGTAATTAGCAACCTCGTCTAATGTAGGCTTAACAAACCTTTTAGCTTTTGCTTTAACTTTATCTTTAACTATAACTATATCTTTATCTTGTTCGGTATTGGATAGGGTTTGTAAACCCTTCACATACCCTTCAAGATTATATCTTTGTAGTAATGATATAACTGATTTGTGAACATTAGAGTTTGGGTTAAGTTCGCCATATTGAAAGTCAATGAAGTCAGGAATAAACCACTTATCTCCATTGTCAAATATAACAATCTTGTTTAGAAAAGATTCAGGAAGCATATCGTAAACAAGCTCATAGCCTACTCTTATTGATGCTACCTCAATATCTACCTCCCATATTCCTGCGTGGTTACAATCATCTAGGATATAAAACCAAAGCAGTTTGTGTTGAGGTGATAAATCACGGACAAATCTTTTCTTCCACTTGTCCGTGTCTGTCATTCTTTTTGCCATAAATAATTTTTTTAGGGTTAATTATTTTACAAAGATAGTAAATTTTTTACAATATCAATGCACACTAGACATTTCTTTTTCCAATTTATCTAGTCTATAGTTGATTTCTGCTCTAGCTTTACTTAATTTTTCAAACTCTAATTCCCAACGCTTGAGCATTACATCCTGTTCTCCAAGAAACATTTCTTTAACTCTTTCATAGTCATCAATATAGTCTTGATAATATCTTGGTAAATCATAAGCTGTGTCGTGTTGCTTCTGATAATGGTAAAAGCTTGACCTATCTTTTTTAAGATACTGACTCATTTTTGCAATCGGTATCTTAAGTTCTTTCATTAAGATGTTTGAATATATTATTCTAGCTCTTACATATTCTTTTTCTCTAGATTTTTTATCTATACAGCTTCTATCTATGTTCAGTTGTATTGATATAATCTGTTTTAGCTTTGCTAATTCGTTTAACATACTTTTTTCCTTTTTCGTAAATTCCACAAAATCTGTAACACTTGAAGCATTTATAGTAAAACTTTCCCAATATAGTGAATTCTTCTTTTTTTACAGGTGCTTTACAGCAGTAACTTAATTTTTGCGATTCCATAATTTAAGTTTTTTTAATAACCTCACAGTCAAATGTTTTTATTAGAAGGGCAAACCCTCATCTTCAACAGCCTCCACCTGATTAGGTTTTGCGTTTGTGTCTATTTTCCAAGCAACAATATTATTGTAATAAGTTCCTTCCCAAAGCCTACCGTTTATATTGATAGAGCATTTGATAAAGTCGCCAACAGAAATTCCGTCTAGCTTTTTAATATTGTCTTTGTGTGCTTCTAATTTTACTGTTTGTGGATAATCACCGCCTGTGTTTATTACAAACTCTCGTTTTTTAAAACCACTTGAAAACTCTTTGGTATCATACTTGGCTTCTAAAGTTCCTTCTAATTCCATTTTACTTGATTAAATAATTTAATAATTCTTTTTCTGAACAATCTATCTCATCTGCTTTTGCTAAACATTGTATATGTTTAACTCGCAGTAAAGATGGGTTGGCGATATATTTATCTACAGTAGTTCCTTTTGTTCCTGTAATTTCACCAAACCTTTTTTTTGTGATTCCTCTAGTTCTCATCATAACCTCGAAATCGTTTCTAGCTTTGTTTTTCACTTTTCTATAATTACTAATTCAACATCAAAGGTTTTTTTATACAGCTCCTCTACTTCGCTGTTTTCTAATTTCATATATAAATCTATGAATGTTTTTCTTATGCTTTCGATACGCTTGTCTTCAAGCTGTCTTACTTGTTCTCTAACAATGCAAACTATTGCACCTTCTTTTGTCATTGCGTGTTTTCTAATTGCCATATGCAAACATTTTTTTAAATTGTTCTCTAGGGTCTGTAGGGTTGTTGTTTTCGTATAGATGTGTTATGATAGCATCTGCTTCCAATATTGTAAGCTTATCAAGTTCAACATCATTGTATTCACTAGCGACAGATGAGGTTTTCATCAAGCTTTCTATTGTAGCAATCTGATGCAACTCACATCTGTCATCTAATAAATCATCAATCCAATCCATTAACTATCCATCATTTCGTCTTGACCATATACTCCTTGCTCATAGAATCCTGTCATCATTAGAACTGCCCTAGACTTTGCTCTTTTTTCTGCCATAGCAACAGGGTATTTACCTGCTAGTCCCATAGTGTTTTCTTGAGAACACTCACCAAAGCTTTCTACTCTTGTAGCTCCTATGTCTTTTCCTTTGACCATCTCTGCTATACATCGTAACACCACCCAATCTTTCTCCATAACTATTGGCTCATAGGTTAGGTTGATACCACGATTGCTAACAATCTTATCAATACCTGTTCTTGTGATAATAACAAATCCACGCTTGTCTTTATACACATCTTCTTGCACAAGACCGTTTGCTTCAAACAATCTTCTTAATGCTTCCTTTCTAGTTTCTTTTACAATTTCTGACATAACTATTTTTTTATTTCTGATGTTAGTTGTTTTGATAAAATCTCTGTAGGTGTAAAGGCTAACTCTAGCCACGCCATATGATATGCGTGTGCCTCATCATACCTTTGCTCATTATGAGCATCTGTTTGTAGTTGTTTGATTCTGTCCTTTGCCTCACCTATTGCTTTTTCTACATTAGACATATAGACATAGACTTCTTTTTTAGATACCTGCTCGTAGTAGTTTGGCAGTGTTTTTTGAAATAATTCTTTTAACATAAAAAATGTTTTAGTGGGTTAATACATTGCAAATATACAACAAATTTAATAACCACCAAACTTTTTTATACTTTTTTTTATTTTTTTATATGTGAACTATCTTGCTACCCAAGTCCATAGGGATAAATAATGCAGTCTTTCCTTCATCAAGAACTACACCACAACCTAGTGTTGGCTTTTTTGGAAAGTTTTTACCGTAAGAAAAAGCCATAGCATCTACATCTATACCACATCCAACATTCATTCCAAATATTAAATCATTACGAGATGCCATATAGTTTACGCCACCAAAAGAATGACAATGTCCTATAACAGTAGATTGCCTGTTAGCTGTTGCTCTGTTAACTGCAGCTCTTGCACCACTGCTTCCTGTTCCGTGTTCATACAATACATTATCTATTTGCCATTGCAACTGCCACTTCCAACCTTTAGGTGCGTTCCATATTTCTTCATAAGACTTCATAAATCTTTTAGGAATACCTGCTGTTGTAGCCTGGCGAAAAGGTAGTGCTGAATGATTACCTACACATACTTTTACTTCAGGAAATGTTCTATACCAATGCTCCATAGCTTTTTGTGCTTTTTCAGCTTCGCTTTCTGCGTTAGGCATTTCAGCCATTTTTTCGTGATAAGATAAAGCAGAGTTATCAACCTCATCTCCAATATGAACTATTTGAGTAACACCAAATCTATTAAATACTTCGTAACAAAAATCTCTGTAATTAGGGTGACAGAAAGGCTCATGTGTGTCGCCTATGATTCCTACATTGCTAGTGTTTCTATGGTTTTCTACCATTTCAACCTCTTGTGGTGTAAGCCTTAATCTTTTACCATAAATCTTTTTCATTAAATTGTTTTATTGGTTGGGGCAATATATAATAAAAAACGAGAAATCCAACAGAAATCTCGTTTTTTTGTTAACCCTAAAACAATGATAACTCGATTGAGTTATATATGAGATGCAAATGTAATAATACTTTTTTAACTAAAATAGAAAAAGCGTGAGTTATTTTTTTATTTTTTCAAAAGACCTTCCTCCGAAGTATGCACCAAAGCAAGTTATAGCTAAAATTTGCCAAAGGTCAATCCAAGAATCTGATATACTAATGTTTACATATCCAAAATCAACCAATGTAAATACTGTAAGAACAATCATTAAGAAAGCTAGTGTAAGGGGTCTAATAGATTTTGTTAGCCAATTACCATTCATATCTGCTTCCCATCTTTTTGTTACCTCCTGTTGTATGTTTTGCTCATAATCAAGAAGCATCTTCTTTACCTCTGCTTTTACAAGCTCTTTTTCTTCTGCTGATGTGTGTATTTTATCTATAGCATTACCCACGCTATCAACTAAATCTTTAGCACCACTATTAAATAATTTACCTAAAATACTCATATCTTTATATTTATCTTTATCTTTATTATATAGGGTTTACAAACCCTTTATATACCTTTAAAATTGTTTATCAAAATCTATATATTCTATAGTAACACTTTCTCCCTTTTCCATTCTATCGCTTACAAGCTTGTAAATTCTTTTGTAAGCATTTGTAGATTTACCAACAAAACCATCTTTTATGATTATGTTGTTTTCTTGCGAATCGCCCAAGAGTAAACACCCTGAACTGTGCTCGTCAGTATTACCACAATGCAACAAAATATAATCAAAATTAGGCACATCCATAACTTGCAACATTCCCTTATGAATATTGGGAAAACGCTTACTGTATTTATTATGAAATCCACCCTCTTTTCTATATTCTATATTATATATACTACGAAAATCATGATTCAATCTTGTTTTATCTCCATCAGAAATACCCGTACCTCCGTAAAGTACATGTAAAAATCTAGTATCATTACTTGGCTCTTCTCCGTAGACTTCTGTTGCAGCTGCCCATTCTGACTTTAATTTATCCGCTTCAGCATGTGGTACAGCATTTGATACCATACGTATATATGGCTTTCTAAGGTGCCACCAGGAACTTAAATTTTGAGAAGGTGAACCGGCACCTATAGCATTTGCTTTTAAGTCAGCCTCAGTGATTCCTCTATGACCTACTGATCGTCCTAAATGTCGGCGAACGAACTCTTCTATAACGTATGATTGTGCTACTGAATCACCTATTGGCATTATTACTCTCCTACACTATTATTCTTTCGCAAGTTGTTTTTAATCTCTTGTATATCACTTGGTATAAATAATTGAGTACCAGGAGTGATAAAAAAGCTATCACCAGGTAAGTTATTTGCTAGTGCTATTACCCACCACATAGTTCTATCTCTATAAAATCTATGAGCGAGTAGATCTAATCTATCAATAGATTTAGCAATTATTACCGTATCACTAGGTTTTCTAGTAATTTTTGGAAATACGGTCGAATCATAACCTACCTGATTAAAATGCGCATTATTTTCATGAACATTATCAAGTTTTTTCTTATTATTATATAAATATCTATTCATAATTTATTATCTTTATTTTACGGGTTTGGTATAATCTGATTAGATAAAAAGCTTCCAGCATCTACATTAAACGGATTTACCCCTCCACCTATATGACGTCCTGCTATCGAGTTACCTGCTGCGTCTACAATATTATTGTTTTCAACAGCACTAGTATGAGGACCATCTCCGATAATTTTATACGATAACGCTACGGTTAACATATGAGGTAATTGAGCGTCCGTATCTTCATTAAGAATATTAATATCCCATGGATAATTATTGTCTATAGTTGTTGTCATACTATCAAAGAACCCAGGTGTTTGTTTGCACCAATCACCGATAGTTAGATAAACATAAGGAGATTGAAGTACTTGATTTTCTCCTGATGCTCCTCCGATTGAAGGGTATGCTAGTCCATAAAGATAATTAACTTTCTGATACATCGGTTGCATATCAGCTCTTGACATAGCTGCAAATTTTAATGTAAACGACATAACACGTTCAGTGTTTGTATAATTGTATACTGGGTCAGGTCTTCCTACATAAGAAGTAGGTGTCCAAGATGGAGTTATAGTATCAGTTATATCAGTTACATATGATCTGAATCTAACTGTTTTTCCGGAGCTGGCCTCAGTAATATACAATTTAATCATATCACGAATACCTGCATCACTAGTATCAACACTATCACTAGTACCATCATTATCTAAATCTATAATAGTGTTAAATACATCTCCTAATTCGAAATCTTCTTCGATATCGTTTCTATCTCGATCGTTTTTATAACTCGTATACCCGAACATTACCTCCCGATTAGCACTTGAAAAATCTTCAGAATTTAACTG